CAACCCAACCTTTTTGATCTACAACTTGGTTAAACTTAATAATAGCCATTTTCTGCGCCAGAGCTTCGTACCCCTGCACAATAGTGTTGATTGATTTATGTGAGCTATTATTCCATAACCAATACCCAAAAGCTAGTGGTATGAAGAATCCACCGCCGTGTTTATACTTGCTTTCACACTCACTCAACCAAGAAGACACTTCATCTAAACCCATCTCCGCCAAGAACTGCTTCCTACGTTTAGAGCCTTCCTTATCAGGAATACCTAGAGTTTTTGCCACTTTCGGCCCACTGGCACCGAAGATCACTGCGAAGCTACCCCCCTTACTCCCTTTACGACGCAAACTAATGCTCTTACATAGAGATGGATTTTGTGTTCTCACTGCTTCCTGCCACTCACTTTCTGATACCAAGCCAAACATACGAGCATTAACGCAGTGCGCTGAAGATCCAACGTAATTACCTTGGTCATCTTCTTCTACGCCGGATGCAACATTATGATAATACGCCTCGTTAATTGCGTAGTATGCGGCGATACTAAGTTGGGCAGATTTCATATCTTCACCTACTAGTACTTTACCGCTCTCAGGTACAATACATTTTCGTATCTCCTCCCCATATAATGCAGACTCGGAAGGTGCGTTAACCCATACCCGCTGAGCGCCGCGCCCTGATCTTGTTCCGAAATTGTTTACACCACAAGGGATTCGTCCATCGCTTCTTACATAACTAAGTAACCCTTTATTTTCAGGATCTTTAACATTCGATAAGAATCCCCTACGGTGTTTATAGGTATTGTACTCTGCTATCTTCTTACCTACGCCTTCTGGCAACTGTTCATAGTCGTCCTCTCCGAGCTTAGGGGAAGACACCATAAGTTCCCCTTTCCGTACAAGCTTTACTAACTGATGTTCAGGAGCTGCCTTTGGGGGCCACCTAACCTCTGTATCCACTTCTGCTTTTATGAATTGATTGGCAGAATCAGTTTTAAGATTCCACTCATCTGCATAATTCCAACCTAGTTTAATAAGAAAACCCTTCACCACTTCATTTTGAGTCATACGGGACGGCACAAACTCAACTTTAGTGTGTGGGCCTACAATCAAGTCTGTGTCAGTAGGCTCCACTTCAAAATAACTACAGGTGTTGGCATTAAGTACTTCAGATATATCCTCCCGTTTCTCTATCCCCCAATCTTTAGGTTTGGTTTCCGGGTAGTTAGCCTTAATCCACTCAGTTAAGTCTTTCTTCTTTTTATACTCCACGCTAAACCCATAAGTCATGTGGAACCCTTGGTAAAAAGTGATCTTTTCCTTCTTGGTAAAGTTAACGCTTGGTTTTACATAAGGTTTCTCTACTACGGTCTGTACTTCTCCCCCTACCTTACGCTGAATGAATGTATCCTTCACATTGTCCGGGTTATAACCAAGTAACTCTGCGATCTCTTTACGGCTGACTTTAGTGCCTTTAGGTTTTACAGTAGGGGGTAGTTGTGGCTCAATTTCATCGGTTAATACTGCTAACTTAGTGTCTAAATCCGCAATACATCGCTTGATGTGTGCCACATCCACCTTAGCGCCGACAATCTCTTGCTTGGCGCACTCAGCCGCGTAAAGACTCTCTATCTTAAGTGCCTGTGTGAAATCAATACCGTACTTATCCTTAAGAGTTGTTCGCTCCTTCTCCAACATTAGGTAAGTCTTAGCCTGAATCTTACAGTCTTCAATACAGCGGTGTAACTTAAAAGCATCAATATTTTGCCAATCCTTGACCTCCGGTTTGTTTACACCACATCTTACGCCGTAAGCCTGAAGACCGTGAGCGCCTTTACACCCCTTCGGTGTCGGTCGTTCAAACCACTGCACTTTCGACTGAACATACGTATCCCACCAAGAATCAAACGGGATTGAATTATCGGGGCTGAGTTTATTAATAATGACCCTGTCATACGTGTGTGCATTATGTACTACTAGCTTTGAACCTGAAGCACTCTCCTCTTCCCAAAACTTCAACCCATCGGCAAGTGATCCGGTACGTGGTGGTATTTTATACTCTTTGTTATCGTAAGTATCCACTACCACTACGTTATCAAACTCTGGATGATTGTGGAACAAGAACACTTCATTTGTACTAATATCTATAGATACAAAGCAGTGTACGTCATCCCAAGTATTTACGGCATCGTAGAAACCTTTTGCCTCAATATCACTAGCCAATAACCTCACAAATCACCTCCGAACATATCCGCCTCCTGTGGCAAAACTACCTCACTCTGTTCAGGGGTAGTGACTTGATCGTAAACCCCATTCAACCAATCTTCCTTGTCATACTGCTGGCGTGTTTCAGTATCATAATACAAGTCTGCGGCATGACCCGTAGTGCCTCCTCGAATCTTTGGTAGACTAACACGTGTAGTGTTTCTTTCTACGGGATCTTCAGCATTTTTGTCACGATTAATAACCATATTCCAATCCGCACTTTGAGGGAACGTGCTACTACCCAAAGCATCATATTCTCCTACATCTCGAATTCTGCCCTCTTTATCAGGCATGGGTTTCCGGGTATGAAGAACGTTAATGAAGATAAATCCCTCCTTCTTCATAAACTTTTCCCACTTCATAAAGTCCTCTTGGGCCTCTGTTCCTAATGATCGTAGTAGGTCTGTGAGAGGGTCAAAAATTACAAGTTTAGAGTCATACTTCTTGGATACACGTTCAATCTGTCGCATCAGGGTAGGCACATCCCCTTCACGTTCGTCGATGATATAAAAACGTTTCTTACCCTCATCATCTATAAACAGCTCCATCTTTTTATCTTGAACTTCTGGTAAATGCAAATAATCTACCGCGTCCATACCATCCTTGAACCAAGTGAGGTTCTTTTTCAGGTAGATAGAGAGAAGGTCAGCGCCCATCTCACCCGCTGTACGTTCAAGACTAACGATGGTAGGGATAACGGGACTCGTTAGAATCCAATGTAACAACATATTGTCAGTCAAGAAAGTTTTACCAATGGAAGTATCCCCGATTACATTACCAATATGACCCGTTGTCTTAATACCGCCCCTCATGTTTTCTTGAATACGGTGCATGTACGGTGGTAGCGTAATCTTCTCCGCTGTCAAAAACTCCTCAACTTCATTAAGTGCGTCCAAACTATCTTTGACCCCACTCTTGTGCAACTCTTCTGCGCCATAAAAGTCTCTAACAAATTGTTTGCCTTTACCAGCTTGTAGCATTTCACTGGGATCTTTCATAGACCACTTGGCAATCTTAACTTTATCTTTGGGTAGCACCGCACAGATGGCTTCCGTTGCTTTGTGCCCTGCTTCATCATTGTCCATGCCAATCACGATCCAGTCAAACTGGTCAAAGAAATCGTAGTTAGCAGCGACCTGTTTTACTGCACTACCCTCCCCGCAAGTGGGGCTGACTACAGGAATTGAATCGTACTCTTTATCTTTCTGTGAGTCCAATAACATCTGGTACGCGGCTACCTGATCTTCTTCACCTCCTACCAAGCAAATATATTTCGATGTGATATTACGAAATTCTTTCTGACCTGATAACTCGTTAGACTGTCCAGTCTTACCAAGATTTCTCCACCCAAATCTCTTCTTAGGTGCGTACCTACTCTTGTACCCCATTAGTCCATTAAGGTCTTCACGGTCTGCTCGTGTCTCAGGGTAGTAGATAAACTCTACACTACCACGACTATCGGTTTCGATAAGGTGTGAAAACTTCTGGCGAATCTCTGGCCTAATACCACGGTACATTACTTGTTTGGTAGTATCCTTGGTGCGACCCCAAAGCTCCATAAACTCTTCACGAGTGATAGGGTCACGATTGCTTTTAGCTTTCAATGATTTGACATCAATAGGTTCATCGCCGTTTATATATTCTCCAGCCAAACCTAGCTCGTTAAGTTTTTCTTGTGAAAAGTAGCTCTCGCAACTAAAACAGTGTCCGTCGAAAGATAAATTATCACCTAAATCTTTTACATAAATAGCTAAGGCATCGCTAGAAGAACAACTGCAAGAAGTATGCCCCACTAACACGCCGTTTACCCGTTCTTCACTCACTATCTTCTCCTGTAAGTAAACCCCAATCCTCTAAGGCATCGGGATAATTGCTGCTAAGGAACATTTTAAGTTGTTCCAACTCT